CTCCCCCCAGAACTAGCCTATGAGAGAAGGTACGAGCAGAAATGTTCGTACCTTTTTTTGTATAAAGGATAGGTTATGTATAGAACTCCAGCAGAGCTTCCTAACGAACACGTATTGATGTATTCGACAGAGCTGGCGGGCTTATATCTCTTTTCAACAAACCATATTTTTAATTGTATATTTCCAAGTTCTGAAGTTCCTGGAAAAAGTTACGTTATAGCTGAAGAATTCGATACTAGTTCTTAGGCTTTACTTTAAAAAGTTACAGCACTATTCCTGTTAAACATTGCTCATAACTTCGAGGGCCACCAATGGCTGATCAAGATATCCTAGATTCTGATGACAGCTCCATTGTCAATGGTAGAGACCTTCAAAGTAAACAAGATATAAGTACTGTTAACGCTAAACAGTTAAGAGAGTCTAATAAGCAGAGTCCAGGCGTAGTAAAACTCACTGATTGGGTCAACGAACCGTCTATTACTGATCTTAAAAAAGATCTTGGGGCTGCTAAACCGTTTAGAGACACTCACGTATCTGACATCGATCGATGGGAGATTCTTAGAAACGGTGGTGTTCAGCCCGCCAAACGCCGCGGCAAATCATCTGTAAGACCTAAGCTAGTACGTCGACAAGCAGAGTGGAGATACTCAGCTTTGTCTGAACCGTTTCTCTCTTCTGAAGATATCTTCCAAGTAAACCCAAGAACTTTTGAAGATACTGCAGCAGCTTCTCAAAATGCTATTCTATTAAACTGGCAGTTCAGAACCAAGATCAATCCAGTTAATTTGGTCAACCAAGCGGTTCGAATCTTTGTAGATGAAGGCACAGTAGTATTCCGTCCTGGCTGGACTAGAGAAGTTGAAGTCGAAACTGTTATGGTTCCGATCTATCAATACTCTGAAGTCATGGAAGGCACCCCAGAAGAACAAGCTTTGATGCAAGCCCTGGAGCTGAAAGACGCAAATCCTAAAGCTTTTTATGAGATGGACCCAGCAATCATTGCCAGCATTGAGTTCTCTCAAGAGCAAGGCCAAGCAGCATGGGCTGTTCAAGTAGGTGAAGAAGAAGCTGAACAAGAGAAGATTATAAAAAACCACCCTACTATGAAAGTGGTTAATTATCAGAACCTTTACATAGATCCTTCATGCGGCGAAGACCCAGAAAAAGCTGCTTTTATCGTAGAGTCTTTTGAGACTTCAAAAGCAGAGCTCATGAAAGACGGCCGCTATAAGAACCTTGGTTCTGTTAGTTTTGCCAGTGCTGATCTGCTTACAGAAACAGAGCACGGCACAACAACACCCCAAGATTTCAATTTTGATGATGAAGCCCGTAAGCGCATTGTTGCGTATGAGTATTGGGGTTTGGCTGACATCAACGGTACAGGTGAGCTTGAACCTATTGTTGCTACCTGGATCGACAACCAATTCATCAGAATGGAACTAAACCCGTTTCCAGACCAAAGACCTCCTTACGTTTTTGCTAGTTACTCTCCTAAAAAGAGATCTGTATTTGGTGAGCCAGATGCTGAATTGCTTGAAGACAATCAAGCTATTTCTGGTGCTCTCACAAGAGGTATGATTGATCTGCTGGGTCGCTCTGCTAACTCTCAGCAGGGCATTCAAAAAGGTATGTTGGATATCACTAACCGCAGACGTTTTGAAAGCGGTGAAGACTACGAATTTAACCCGTCGACCAATCCAAACTCAGGCCTGATTCAACATAAATATCCTGAAATACCTCGTTCTGCGCTTGAGCTTTTGGTGGCTCAAAACCAAGAAGCTGAAGGTCTTACAGGTGTCAAAGCATTCTCTGGTGGTATTTCGGGAGAAGGCTTTGGTGATGTAGCTGCAGGTATTCGTGGTACTTTGGATGCAGCTTCTAAAAGAGAGATGGATATTCTTCGTCGTCTCGCAGAAGCGTTTAAGCAAGCTGCTATCAAAATCATTGCTATGAACGGAGTCTTTCTCAGTGAGAGAGAGACTGTTCGCGTAACAAACGAAACTTTTGTTGAAATTAAAAGAGAAGATCTTGAGGGGCAGTTTGATCTCATCATTGATATTTCAACTCCTGAGATCGACGAGCGCAAAGCTGCAGATCTGTCGTTTATGCTACAGACTGCAGTGTCGACACTACCTCTTGATTTTACTCAAATGATCTTGGCTAAAACTGCTAAGCTTAGAAAAATGCCTGAGCTTGCTAACCAAATTCAGACTTACAAGCCAGAACCAGATCCAGTTCAGGAAGCCCTTAAACAACTTGAGCTTAAAAAGATTGAACTCGAGATTGGTAAAATTCAGAGTGAGATTAACAGAAACAACGCTCAGGCTGAGAAATTCCAAGCTGATGCAGACAGTACAGATCTTGCAACAGAGATGGCTGGTTCAGGTATCGCTCATCAGCAAGACATGGAAAAACAGTCTGAACAGGCTCGTGGCAACCAAGATTTGGCAATCACTAAAGCCATGGTTGATAAGCGTAAGCCTGAAGACGGGCCTTTGAATTTGGAAGAAGCACTTGGTTTCAACCAACTCACAAAGAAACTGGCCGCGGCAAGTAATCAGCCAGTAAGTGTACTTCCACCACAAGCCCCAACACTTCCACCACCAGAAGGAGTAGTTCCTCCAGGACAAGAATTACTTGACCCGAATCAAGTTCTCCCACAGTAAGACTATTGTTTACTAAAGACCCAAGAATATAGGAAACACCCAAATGACCGGACTAGAGAGAGAAATCCAAGAAGTTGAGTTGGCGATCGAAGAAGCCAATGCTGCAGTTAAAAAAGCAAGTCAACTTCGCAAGCTTATGGAGAATGCCGAGTTTAGGGCAATTATCGAGGAAGACTACTTGAGAGAAGAAGCCATCAGATTGGCCCATATCTTTGGAAGCCCTAGTCCTACGCTTAAAGCAGCGAAGGATGATATTGCTACTGATATTCAAGGCATTGCTTCATTGAAACGATATTTCCATACCGTTTTGCAAATGGGCACACAGGCTAACGATGCGCTAATAGCACATCAGGAAAACCTGGATGAGCTCCGTCAAGGCGATGTAGACGCGGAGGATCTTAACTAATGGCTGATCCTGTTGTGAAAGATCCAGAAGACGAAATTATTGATGAAACAGTTCTTGAAGAATCAGCTTTTACTGAAGAAGTAGTTTCTGAAGAGGAAGAAGTTGTTGAACCAGAACAAGAAGACGTTCTGGAGATGTCTGACGAAGACTTTGAAAAACAACTTTCTGAAAAAGAACAAGTTGTCGCTTCTACAGAAGAAGACGAAAAAGAAAACGAAGCAGAGGTTGTTGCTGACTCAGCAATTAAAGACCCTGTGCCGGCTAAAAAAGCCCCAGCTAAAGAGCCCGTAAAAGAAGAGAAAGAAGCTGTCGCTTCTGACGATCCTCTTCAAGTAGATGATGCTGCGGCCGTACTTGCTTACAAAGAGATGATGAAACCGTTTAAAGCCAACGGTAAAACAGTCCAGGCAAGAACACCCGAAGAAGCTATTCGTCTCATGCAAATGGGCGCAGGACATATCAAGTATCAAACGCAAGTAAGACCTTTGTTGGCTCAAGTAAAAACTCTTGAAAACGCGGGTATTACAAACAGCGATCTTAATTTTCTTGTCGAACTTCACAACAAAAACCCAGAAGCAATTAAAAAGCTTGTTCGTGACGCAGATATCGATCCTTACGACATTGTTGTTGACGACAATGCTAAAGAAGCTGACAAGACGTACCAACCTAAAAACTATCTAGCTACAGAAGATCAAGTCGCTCTCGAAGAAGTTCTTAGAGAAGTTCAGGAACAGCCTGAAGGCGAAGCTCTTTTGAAAGCAGTTAGAGTTGACTGGGACCAATCCAGCCGAAAAATGGCTCTTGATGAGCCAAATGTTCTAAGGATTCTGACCGAACAAAAGCAATCAGGTGTTTATGATCTGATCACTGCTGAGATCGACCGCAGAAAGACCTTAGGTGAATTTGCCAATATGCCGCTCCTTACTGCCTACCACCAAGTGGGCACTGAGATGCAGAATAAGGGCGCGTTCAATAACCTGACCAGCGATAGTGCTGATCTAACGAAACAAACCCCCGCACCAACTACAGTAACTCCTCAACCATCTAAGATTATTGCTACGAAAGCTGCAACACCGAAACAATCTAACAGCTCAGCCGCGGTTAAAGCTATTGCCCCGGTTAAGACGGTTGTGACGCCTAAAGCTGACCTCTCTAACGTCATGAATATGAGTGACGAAGAGTTTGCAAAAATCGAGGGTCTAGAGAAATTTGCTTAATGATGGTTCGGTCCAATCATTAACATAGGATTAAGAGCATGGCTGATGCAGCTCATCTTTATAATAATCCGCCTTCGGTAGATTCGACTGTCGGTGGCGGCCAAATGAACGAGTTCTTCTATCAAAAGAAGGCTCTTATCGACGCTCGTCGTGAAATGTATTTTATGCCCCTGGCTGACACTATGTCGATGCCTAAGCATTATGGTAAGCGGATTAAAGTTTACCATTACGTTCCACTTCTGGACGTTCGCAACGTAAACGACCAGGGTATTGATGCTGCTGGTGCTGCTATTGCTGACGGTAACCTTTATGGTTCCTCGAAGGATGTCGGTACGATCACATCGAAACTACCTGTAGTTTCTGAATCTGGTGGCCGTGTTAACCGCGTTGGTTTTACACGTATCATCCGTGAAGGTACTATTTCGAAGCTCGGCTTCTTTACTGAATACTCTCAGGAATCGATCGACTTTGATTCGGATGCAGAACTGATGATGCATATGAACCGTGAACTCGTTTCCGGTGCTGTTCAGATTTCTGAAGCTGCTCTCCAAATTGACCTTCTTGAAGGTGCCGGCGTCGTTGCTTATGCAGGTGACGCTGTCTCTGACATCACGGTTGATGGTGAGTCTGCTGATCCGGCCGTGGTCGACTACAGAGACCTCTTCAATCTTAGCCTTGTTCTTGACGACAACCGTACGCCAAGAGAGACCAAGATTATTACTGGTTCCCGCATGATTGATACGCGCACCATTCGTGGTGGACGTGTCATGTATATCGGTAACGAGCTCCAAGCCACTGTTGAAGAGATGGTTGATCCCTTTGCAGCAAAAGCTTTTGTGCACGTTCACCAGTATGCAGCCGCTACTACCACGCTTAATGGTGAAATTGGCACAGTCGCTCAGTTTCGCATTGTTGTGGTTCCTGAGATGCTCCACTACGAGGGTGCAGGTGCAGCTGTCACCACAAACCCTGGTTTCCGTGATGATGGCACTAACTACAACATCTATCCGATGCTTGTTGTTGGTGAAGCTTCCTTTACGACCATTGGCTTCCAGATTGGTGGCAAGGGCGTCAAGTGGCAGATGATTCACAAGAAGCCTGGCGTGGATATTGCTGACCGTACGAATCCATACGGTGAGATCGGCTTCCATTCCATCAAGTGGTGGTATGGTACGATGATCCTGCGTCCTGAGCGTCTTGCTCTGATCAAGACTCTTGCGAAAGAGTAATACAGAATAGCGTCATCCTCTTTTGGGAGATCGAGGGTGGCGCTGCCTGGCTAGATTTTTCTTGGGTGGTCTAGCCAGGCTACTCTGTGTAACCCGAGACAATAACCCAAGAGGTACTAGTAATATGTCAGAAGAAATCCACCCAGCTCCCATTGAGTTTTCAAAGAAAGAAATAGAGACAGACCACATTTTGCAATATTTCCACTATGTGCATTTGCCTCAGATTCTTCAAAGTAAATCTAAGCCGTTTTGTGATTTGGCTCGAATGCTGATTGACACAACACCACGTAACCCAGAGCGCACAGTTGCTCTTCGTAAACTGCTCGAAAGCAAAGACGCTGCTGTTCGCGCAGGTATTCCAAAGAAACAGGAAACACCCAATGTCTGATGAAAACACAGAACAAGATTTTGAAGAAGAAGCTACTGCGAGCGAAGATGCTTTTGACAACGGACCCACTCGTTTGGAGTCCCTTAAGCAAAAAGCTAACGCAATGGGTCTAAAGCATTCTCCTAATATTGGAGAAGAAACACTTGCTCAAAAGATCAAAGAAGAAGAAGCAAAATTCTCTAAAGATCCGCTTGAACAAGAAGCAGTCCAGACAAAAACTCTGGCTCCTAAAGCTAAAACTTCGGATCCTAGAGTTCCTCGTAAAGGGGAAACCCCTTCTTTAGAAAAGATGCTGCTTATGGATACAGATGATGTTCTTGAGTATCCACCGCATTTGCGTACACGCATTATAAGAGCAGTACAGAGACACCGGGGCCTGAAGCTTATTCGTTGCCAGATCTACAATAACAATCCGGCAAAAAATGACCTCAAAGGCGAGATTCTTACTATCTCCAATAAGTATATTGGTGTGGTTCGCAAGTTCATTCCTTTTGGTGAAGACACCGAAAAAGGCTACCATGTACCGCAGATTCTTTATGATATGCTCAAGCGTCGTAAGTATCAGCGTGTGACGACCGTCAAAAACCCTGATGGTACAGAGCGTGTTGTCCAGTCAATGACGCCTGAGTACACAATCAATGTTCTGCCTCCTCTTACACAGGCAGAGCTCAATGAACTCGCAATTCGTCAAGCCGCTGCTGAACGCGTAGGCTTGGTTTAATATCTAACTGCTGACGGGAACTATTCATGGCTAACGATCCTTCGACCGAAGCCCAAAGTATTTATGTTGAGCTTACGACAGCTGAAGCATTCCCGTCAGTAGCTGTAGATATCACTTCTACTGACTTTGCTCTTCCTTC